ACATCGCCAGTATTCAGCCGCTCAGTGTTTAAAAATGTATTGACCGACGCCCTCAACTGATCAAGCGTATCGATAACGCTGGGAGGTACTTCACCGGCAATAATTTTTTGATATTGATTCTCAAGTTGTTGCTGTTGTTGCTCAACATCATCAGTGGTGGTGTATTGGCGATCAGCAGCTAAAACATAAGCCTGAGAGAGCGCCATAATTTGAGTCGATCCATTCACAAGGGCGCGATTCGTGCGACGCTCGGCCCGCTTTACTGTTGTTGGGAATATCTCTGACAAATTATCACCAAAATCAAAGAGACCGGAAAAAACGGTAATGGTCTCCGTAACGGTGGGGTATAGGGAATTTATCTCTGAAATTAAATTCAAAGTTGAGTCCGCTAATGCTTGCGGGTCTTGAATCAATTGAGGAATCGATTCTCTAAAATCTGCCACCGCTGCGGAGTACGTATTAACTTGATCGGCAAGCTGAGCTGTGCCAGTTGTCACACTGGTCAAAGTGTCAGCAAAGCCATTTAAGTTGCCCTGAGCGTCAATTGAATTGACAGCACTTGTCACCTCAAAGCCCTGGGCAATCGCTTCATTGAGAGACTTTTCAACCTCATCAGAGTTGCGAGCAATAACCGGTAGTGCATTGTTGTTCGGTTCGGGATTGGCGTCACCAGTATCCAAATCAAAAGTGAGGGGCCATTCCGCTCTACCTAATCGACTGACGATAGGCTCACTCAATGTACCTCGGCGAGCAACATAATTCTCAAGGCGCCCAAAAGTAGGGTGAACCAATAAGCCGGGGCCACCCTCCTCAACCGCTCTGACTAATGCGTCACGACGATCAAGGTAATCCTGGCCTGTGCCATGGATCACACAAATGATGCCGAACGTTTTTGGCTGCCTGCCTAAAAACTCGATATTCTGGCGGCTTGAATTCACATACTCATGCTTCACATCTTTCGGGCCAATCTCAGTCGAAAGCGCATTCACCAAAAATGGCGCACCTTTAAAACTGGCGGGCTCAAGCCTTTCCTGTAACTCTATCATTATTGTCCCGTGGGCATATTTGACCCGGTTTTGTTGCGGATATTGACGCGATTACGGCCTCGACTTCTAGTTTTGCTAACCGTTGCCGGCGCACCCTCAAGTTTTACAGTGACCTCAGTTTCTGATTTTTCCCCTGCCATAGCTTCAGCGGCTTGAGTAGTGCCTTGCTTACGGCGTCTACGGCGACCAGCTCCGCTTGGCTCAAAATCACCGTCAGGGCTTTTACCCTTCATGAAGTCAACAAATTTTTTCACAGCAAAAATGGTCGCGATGATACCGGCGATAATTAAACCAACCGGGCTAAATGCAGCGGCGATAACACCACCTAATGCAGCAAATACCGGCATCAAGGCAGTCACAGCAATCACAAGCTGACCAATAATAATTAAAATTGGCCCTAGCACGGCAGCAATCGCGATACCAATAAATACCATTTTTGCCAAACGCGGGTTTTCTTTGGTCCATTTACCAAAAGCAGCCACTAGGCTATTAATCTTGTCAGTGATTTTTGTCAGGTTGTTATTGAGATCAAAGGTTGTGACTACCTGATCGCCGATCGATATCAGCGCATCATTTAACGAATCTTTAAAGGTCGAGAATTTGCCAGCCGTAGTGGTTGATAAGCGACCCATCATATTGTTGAATAATCCGCCCTCTTTGGTCATTCCCTTCATGGTTTCGAGAATTACTGGGAATGTCAATTGACCGGCCGAGCTGGCCTCGAATATTGCTTTTTCGCTTACATTAAACTTTTTCGCTAGTTCAGCAACGATCGGAATACCGGCCTCGGCAAGCTGGTTTATCTCCTCCATGCCAGCCTTGCCTTTGCCCTTGATCTTACCGAATATAACTGTCAGTTCTGTCAGGGATTTGCCTGATCCAGCGGAAATATCACCCAATATCTTCAGCGTAGGCAATACATTATTGAGCTCAGTACCAAAACCGAGCAACTGCTTAGTCGCGAGACCGATATTTTCGAGCTGAAATGGGGTTTTCTTAGCGAATTCACGCAACTGATTGACCAGTCCCGTGGCCTTTTCACCTGATTTGAGCATGGTCTCAAACTGCAGGGTCAACACTTCCATTTTGGCAGCGGCCCTGACGGCCAACCCTCCCATCAAAGCAATAGGGGCTGAGAGCGATGCCGTCATGCCCTTGCCTACGTCTTTGATTGATTTTCCGACCCGATCAGCCATTTTTCGAGTGCGCTCAAGGGTTTTGTTGAGCTTATCCATTTTTGCATTGATACGCTTGGAGGTTGCCTCCATGCGCCGACCGACTTCTGAGAACTTGTCGGTCGCAATAAACGAATATGCAATTTTAAAGCCCATGAGCTACCCTATTTTACCGATTTTTTGATCTCTTCAGCCAAAGTCTCCATGCATTCTACAGCATGATCGAACATAGGAATACTCAAATCAAGATAGTAGTTAGTGGGGTTTCCCTCAAAAAACTTGGTTAAGGCATACGCCTGCTCGATAAAATCGAACTCCGTCCTTACGTCCAGGACGGCAAGAAAAAATTTACTAAGTATTCACCGTACAGCAAATCACGATCATCACTGTCAATTTCATCAAAATATGACCCTTTGAGGTTAACCTCGTCATCGATTTTACAGCAACCATCGAAAAGCAGCTCCTGAAAGGTTTTTTTGAACTCCTCGATATCAAGCACATCCTCATCAGCTGCATAAAGAAACGTAATGATTTCATCAGGGTTTTCTTGCATTTGCTTTTCAGCATTTTCGCGATTATCGATATCCTCATCGCGCAGCTCTTTTTTCTCAAGCTCATCATTACTCTGTGACTGAGCAAATGCCCGAGCAGTACGCAAAAACATCGACTTGAGCTTTGAGCGAACCTTGTCCTGGGTTGGTTTTGGTGGATAAATGACCAAAAGAGTGGTTTCAGACTCTTGACCTTTATCGGTGTGGTATTTAAGCGGCGCAGATAAATGCACCTCAGCATTTGCTTTTTTCATGACACTCCCTCAAAAAGTGTTATTAATAAAAAATTATCGGGTGATGCTAGATGCCATTACCTCGATTTCAAAGCTTTCACCAGCTTTCAATGCAACCTTGTAGTTGTTAGTGATCGCAGCCTGTAAAAATGTGCGACCAAAACTGCCATCCTGGGTGCGGCCAGTTAACTCGGCGACGTTGTTATTGCCGCGCTCTTTGATCTTGCGGAGCTTTTCGATATTTTCAACAGTAGCATAAACAGAGATTTTGAACGCTGGAATATGAGTGCTCAGGTCATCAGAGAATACGCCCTCCACCACATCACCAAAGTTTTCAGCCTCGTATGTTTGCTCACCAAGACCCTCGTCAAAATCAACGGTATTGGAGGCAACTTTTAACGAATCACCGTTAAATTTTAATTTTGGGTTTGTGACTAAAGTTCCCATCTGTTATCTCCTACCCTTGGCCGCTGAATGCAATTTGAGCGTTACCGATGATAGCGCCTAATTGAGTGACCATTAAGAATTTAAAGTTAACCGCCGCTAGGCGACCCAATGTATCGATCACGATAGTGAGGTTTTCGTTGAAATAATCCTCAGCAACAACCTGAACACCTTCGACCGAAGTTGGGCCGGTTTCAACGATTGCGCTATCGGCAAGCACCTTATAGATGCGCTTCATGAATGTTCGGATATCCTCTTCATCCACGATGGCATGATTTGGCACAGCATTTCCGCCAGTTAATCGATGCTGCGGATAATTTGCCCGAAGGTTTACGGTAAATATCTCACGAACAACCGATCCACCATCGACATAATTACGGAAACTCAATGATTCGTTGTCATTGCTGGCATTATCTTCGGTGCGAGTAGTTCGCATATCGCCATAAATAACACCGGTGCGCGATGGGTTTTGACCCCAAAGAGAGCCGCCTGCATCGCCTATTTGATCTTGCTCACCGCCGATTTCACCTGAAAAGCCAGCACGAGCGTCAGGCAACGGCAGGTTGGGGATCGGGGTGTTGAAATAAGGCAATGTAGCGATATGAATACCGCCAAATTGATCGCCGCTGGCCGTATTTGTGACAAAGCGGCTAATATTGGCACCTTCAGTCAATCGAAGTGAACGCAATGAAGCATCAATCGCTGATTTGATGTAAGGCATCTCGAAAATCGATGGACCCTTATAATCAGCCTCATCAATGGGGTCATCATAAAGAGGACTCAAGCTGGCAGAATTCAGAGAACTAAGATCATTTAGTGTATCTGAGAAATTCAATGTTTTCTGATAAACAGCCATCCCATCCATTACTTTACCGGTGCTGGCATTAAAGCGAGCATCAAGGAAATCCTTGATGAATGTCACGCCAGTTGAATCAGTGTAAACCCATGGGAAAGTCTGGTATCGAATGTTTTCGATAGGATCAAGCACACCGGTCAAAACAGGGTTCAAAGTACCGCCCGAGAAAGCAGTGACAGCCACAGTAGTACCGGCAACCGTCCCCGGGTATTTAGAAGGAGTTTCGTTGCCAATTAGACCGCCGTGAGCAAAGTTCACAGTAACCACACCAGCGCCGTTTGATGCGGTAAATGGTGCATTTGTATCAGCGTTAACTAACGCCTCAAATTTATCACCAATGTCAGTGGCCGTGTCAGTATTATCAACGCCGATGATATAGGCGTGATCCCGATCAGAACCAATTGAAACCCTAAGCTCACCGTTTTCAGTAGCAGTGCCAGTGAATGTCACTGTCGCCGTAGCGGCTGCGCCACCTCCATTGTCAGCCAGTGCAATAGCATCGACCGGTGTCACGGTGTTCAATTCACGGAATTTACGTATCATGCCCGCAATCATTGAATTAGCACCAAAAAGGTTATTGATCAGTAGGGTATCGTTTTGGATGTTTTCAATTAACTGGCCAGGTGTTGCCGAGCCACCCGACGTTTTCTGAGCAACGAATAAAACTCGCTGGTCAGAGTCAGTGACTAACAGCTGCGCCTGTAAAAGATTTAAAACGACTCTAGGTCGATTGATTATCGTCGCTGCTTCCGCCATCGGAGGGCTCCTCTGCTTGAGAATCTAGTTGAGTTTTCACTGGCTCGGCTGACGGTTTAGATTTTTGCCTTTTAGGCTTTGCTCCAACCCATTCAACACACTTGTTTTTCCCGGCCTCTTTAACGCGACGCCGCCAGAATTTAAGGAGTGGAGTGCCCTCACTATCCACTTGGATTTTGATCTTGTCGCCTTTCTTACCGTAGGCGCCAAAATCCATATTTAATTGCAAAGTACGTTTTGTCATGCCCGAATTCTATCCCATCTTATACCGTTGTGCCACATTAAGCGCTTGGATCGTCGTCTAAATTAATGTTATTGGTCATCGCATCACTTTCCTCATCGCCAAAAACCGCAGTCTGAGAATAATCAATATCACGGAATGCGACCGAAACATCCACGGCAAGACTGCTATCAGCAAGCGTAATATCAGATACTTGCTGAAAGGAAAACCGGTGGACATAGTATGCAGAATCATACCGCTCAAATCCATCACCAGCATAGGTGGTTTTTAAATCGCCGCCGCACTTAAGCCCCTCATCAAACCGCTGGCCAAGAATCGCCGAAAAAATGCCAGGACGCTCAGCAATAGCCGCATCCCTCGCAGCCCCGCCAGTGACTTTGGTTTTCTCATCGCCCTTATTTGGAATGAATGCATAAATATGGAACGTTTCAATGATTGAATGCCGAAAATCACTGTTTTCAGTCATTGAGGTATCTGCATCGAGATTCACATCGCGGGATTTGTTTGCGTCAGTATCATCCATCACCACAAAAAGCCAATTCTGGCCAGCGCCCTGCTTGGTATACATCGCATCAGCAAGCTCAACATCAGCAGCTCGCGTCACACGCATATCGCTCAACAGATTGATAGTTCCTTGGGCTGGCGATCCAGGCAATGGGTCAAGCTCAGAGCTAAGCTCAAACTCAAACTCAGTGGTTGAATTAATTGCTGTTACGGCTTGAACTCCGTTATAGCCGAGAACAAACGAATCCACGAGTAATGATTCATTGGTGCTTGGAAGGGGTTGACCTTGTTTTTCGAGAACGATCACAAATCGATTCACAACACCGGATATATTCTGAAATCTATCAACGGAGATTTTGAAGGTTTCATCATAAGCCCCTGGGCCTGTAATTCTGACCTTTTTATCCTCTGCATCTAAAATCGGGTTGAGCGTTTGATCATGGTCGATATCTGTGCGAATCATGACAAACCCCTGAAGCGGGAAGTCATCAACCACCTCAGTGATCGCAGCCGGATACAGGGAGCCTTTGATATAGGCCGGATCACCGACACTCAAACCATGATCGGTCGAAGTTATCACGGTCGCAGTGGTTCCGCTACGGGTGATGGAATCAACAGAAATATTGCTCGCAAATGTATCAGAATAAAGCGGCAAAAATTGTTTTAACGTGTTTACCACATCACTTGCTTTCAATTTTCCGCCTCACTTCTTTGTTGTAGGTGCTCAATCGTCTGCCCTCAGTTTGATCGATAGCAATTCTTAAGCCTGGTCTGGACTTCATTTTTGACGTGCCACGCTCTAAAAATTCACCGTGTTCCACTCTACTACCGAATTCCATGGTGCGCCATCCACGAGGCTGAAAATCGATTGATTCACGATAAGCGCCCGTGATATTTGCCGCTGTTTGGCCTGGTGCCGACGCTTGATGGCGTCTACGCCGGCCACGCGGACGAATAATTCTTATCTTTCCGGTTTTATCTTTCCGATTAATGTTAGCCCTAATCGTTTTGACTAATAATCGGCCATTTTGATAATGGGCAACCCGAATACCCTGTTTGATAGCATTCCCAGAATCGGCGATCTGTTCAAAAGTCGCCTCATTAGCTGGATCGACCTTAATTGCAAACATTAGGTATCATTGTTCGAGTTAGAGGCCGGTCCTTTCTCGGTAGCTAAAATGCTGAGAAATTGATCAGCCTCGTTCAAATTTTGCACCCTATCAATATCAAATCTACGAGAATCATAAAAAATCCAAGTTTCAGATGTAATCCCAGCTTGAAAGGGAATCGTAAATCGATGAGTGCTCTCTCCAATCAACTGGCCAGCACCATCAAAAATTTCCATTCCTTGAACGGTATCAATTTTAGCCAAAGCAACCGATTCATCAATGAAAT